ACCCTCCCTATCGTCATACGGTCCAAAATCTTGCGGCTCAGGAACGACCGGCGGCGGCTGTATCCAGTACCAAACACCTGGGCGGCGTTGGCAGTAGAGTTTCCCTAGCCTGTAGTCGTAGAGTAGGTCGTTGTCGTCGCGGTAGAAGTTGTCCTCGAGCTCGTAGAGCTTGCGGCCCATAATGATTTCGACTCTGCCCGTTGGTTTCATTTCGCCACCTCAAGCAAACCCACCTTGGCGACTGTGATTGGTAACGGCACAACCTTCGCTTTGAACTCATCGCGGGTGCGCAGGCCGCCGTAGACTTTCCAAAAGTGCGCACGGTTAGCGGCTTCGTCCTCGGCCTTCCACGCGCACACGTCTGGCCACCCAAGCGCCCGCACCGCAGCAACCAGGCGATCCCCTCCCTTGGTGCGCAGGTATTCGCGCGCCTGGCCGGGTGAGTACCGCCCGAAGCGGCGCACGGCCTCATTGACCACGCCCCAGGCTTCGCCGTCGGTCAGATCGTCGGCGCCTTGCATTCGGTCAAGCGTTGCGTACACCTGCCCGATAGTCGGCGGGAAATTGCCCGTGTGGCTTTTCAGCGTTGTGCGCATGACCTCCCAAAATTCCGTTGGGGTCATCGAGGGGAACGAATCACACCACAAACGGATCATCGGTTCCGTCACCACGAAATGCGGCCAAGCCAAAAACGCCGTCGTGAGTATCTTGCCCATTTCGCTAGTTCGCATCGCGCTCCTCCGCTTCAAGTTTTGCAATTAGCTCAAGGTGAGTTTTGATCTGTTTCTCAGACTGAGACTCCTGACCCAGTACCAATTCCTCGTTTAAGCCCCTCCAGCCCTTCGCTATGGCGCGATCGACGAGCTGCACGTATCTCCGGGGGTCTGTTTCAAATTGGCGCACTTGTAGGGCGTAGGAATCGATCAGGCACGGATGGCCGGATCGGGCTTTGTACTCGACCCATCGAGCGAGCGCGGCGCGGGCTTGGTCGCCCCACCGAGGAGGGAAATCAAAATCGGTTTCAGCGAACACGCGGTACTTATCCGCGCGCGCGCGTTTCCGATCCTTAGAGTTATTATTCTGGTTCTGGTTCTTATTATTATTCTGGTTCTTATTCTTATTGGGGCCGTTCAACGACTCGTTAACGGCCGTTGCAGCGTTCGTTGAACGGTCGTTGAACGCCCGTTGTGCACGTCTTTCAGCAGATAACCGACCGGCTTCTTTACGTTGTTCGAGAGCCTTCTCGTACCGCTCCATGCGCTCAAGCAGGGATCGGGAACGGATAGACCCGTTTTGGTCCCGAATGAACAAACCGACGTTTACCGCGAGGTCTAGGAAAGTTTGAAAATCGGTAGCACGCTCATTGAGCGACAACGCTACGGCCATTACCGCGTCGGCCTGTATGGCGTACTCGGAATCCTCGCGCATCACCTCGAGGCAAGCGAAGTAGAGCCCGTAGTAAGCCCAACCGCCGGCAGCCCGGAGGCGTAAAAGTTTCTGATCGTTTCTGGCGTTGGCGTCGTGTAGGAAACCAGCAGCTTCTTTTCGTCGCCGTGGTTGTGTAGAATTGTTTTGGGCGGTCATCGATTGCTCTCATCAATCGGTCCCGCCTACTAAACCCGCCTTAGACCAGCGGGTTTTTTTATTTAGGCGAGACAGTTCTCGCCACGTTCAGACACCTCCACATTTTGTTATCGGACAAAAAAGATCCGATGACTTGACTTATCGGGCATTTTTTGTCCGATAAGCATTTGTGTGGGTGTATCAGAGCGTGACACACATCATGTGTCGATTGTTGTAAGGGTAATCCCCTAACCTGACAATATAGAAAATGATAAATCTTAGAACTCTAATTGTTGCGCAACGTTATCAAAGTTCGAGTGCCGCAGCTTGTCGTATCGCTCAAGCATTTGAATGGATGAGTGCCTGGAAAACTTCAGCACCTCTCTGTGCGGTAATCCGTCTTGAAGGAGTTTCGTGATTGCAGTCGCTCGGGCACAGTGCGGGCTAAACTGCCCGGTAAGCCCAACCCGGCGCATATACCCGGTGAACTGCCGGCGCACGGTGCGATCCAACATAAACTCGTTGACCGGCGCCCGGTCGCGGTACTTAGTAAAAAACGGATGGAGGTCGCTGGCCCCTTCCGTCTTCCTCACCTCGAGGTATGCACGGATATGGACGGCAGCCCAGGAGCCGATCGTTTGCTCCTCAGCGCGCTGGCGTTTGGTATTCCGAAGGGTAAGGATCACCGTTCCGGCCGTACCCTCTTTCACATCGCACAGCCTGACGCCAAGCGCTTCGTTGATACGCAAGGCGCCGCCAAATAGGGCAGCCAATAGCGCTTTATCTCGCGCACCCTCGGGGCCGCTATATTCAAGTTTGAACAGCTCGCGCACCTTCTCAAACGGTATTAGTTGGTGGGGCCGGCGGTCGTTGCCCTGTATACGGCGCATATCTTTTTTTGCTTTGCGCCACGGGTTTGACGTAACGCAGCCCAAATGCGCCAGTTCGTCCCAAATACTACATAGGATGATCACCTTGTGCTTAACCGTTGCGAGGCTTACGCGGTCAGATATGAGGGCGCTTCGGCCCCTTTGAGCCGGCAGGGTGCGAAGGTGGTTTGTATATCGGACAACCTCGACGTGTCCTATGGTTTTCAGGCGGCTAGCCCCCTCTTGTGTGTACTCAATGCCAAAAAGGCCACAAAACTCGTGCAATACGGTTCTATACTGTTTTGCGGTAGTAGCAGCCTTCAGGTCGAAAAACTGGTTTAGGTCGTCGAACATTCCCCACGCTCCACGAATACCGTTGTCACGGGTATTATTCGGCAGTATGGGATTTTTGTTTCGTAGGTCAGTAGGCGCATGAATGAGGCGCAAGGTGGGGCGGGCGGTGTTCATTACATCCTCCAAAGGCGGCGACCCTCCCCAGAATCGCCGCCCGTGTACTTACTCTGTTGTGACCTCGCCGGTGTCGAGGTCGATAGTCACGTCACCTTCAACAGCCGACAGAAACGCTTCTACAGCCTTGCGGTCCAGGTCGGTTAACTTGTCGGCGTTCGCCCGTAGCTTCCGCGCATCCGACTGATACGCCTCGCGCACCGACTGACCCTGCAAGCTGCAACGGGTTGTGATAACCCACCGCGCGAGCGCGTCCAGGTCTTCACCGTCAATGGCGTTCTGCAACACCTTCGCCGGGTCAGTTATAAAGTGCTCGGGTATATCGTCGCCGTCCGGTAAGGGCATGACCTTCGTCAGTTTCGGGCGTTCAACGACGGTCGAATCGTCCATTTCCTCGCGGCTGTACAAACCACCGAGGATGTCGGCGAACATATTCCTGACCAAAATTGATACCGCTCGAGCGTACAACATCGCCTTCGGCATCCGCTTCCAGTTGTCTTTGTTTACGAGCCCCGCGCGGGTTGCATCGACCCAGGTGTACGTTGCCGAGTCGGTCCAATCGCCGCGGGTGCACTCGAGCGTGCATACGGTGTCAGACCACTCGAGGGTTTTGATTTTGCCGCCGTGCGCAATGGCTAAACTTTTCAGGGCTTGTGCCTCAAGGGCGGGTTTGCCGTTGATCACAGTGATCGAGTTGAGCGCGCGGATCGGTGAAAACCCGAGCTCGCGCCCGTAAAGGATCGCCGTTAGCACGCTTTCGGGGCTTCGATAGTGCGTAGGCAACATGCCGGATTTTAGCAGCACGGTTGCCATGCTCAGTTTTTGGCTCAAGTTGTTGGCGTAGCTCTCAATCGAGGCCGGTCCATCGGTGAGGGTTGCGAGGTCTTTACTCATGGTGCGTGTCTCCTTCGTGGTTAGTCATCTTTTCAATGTTGCGTAAAATTGTCTCGAGCTCGCGCGCGCCTACCTCGGCGCATTCCCTCGAGCAGTATTCGCCGTGCCGTGCAATCCACCACGTTTTTGTATGGCGGTAGATGTCGCGGTCGCAGCACGAGCAGCGGCGGCCCCTGTCGTCGTCAATAGTGCGTGTTTCAACCATGTGGCCCCCTACTCTTTCCCGCTATTGTACCACTGCGCAGCAATAGTTACGGCGGCTTGGATGAGGTTCTCGCGCGCCTCAGCACTCAAACCGAGGTTCTCCGTTTCCACGACGTTTTCAATCTCGGTGCGCAGCGCTATCAAATGGCGCACCAGATCCGCAGCATCTCGTCGGTCGGCCGCGGGTAGCGTTAATGGTGGTTTTGTTTTTGTTGGCATTGGTCCTCCTTGACCCCTCGGCAACATCGCCGATCAGTGCCCTGCCCTATTTTAAGGCAAAGCACTCATCGGCGGCGGCGTAACCCTCATCGAGCTACGCCGACCGCGCTATCGTTTACGTGAGAGCTCTTGCATGTCCTTTGAGCTAGGCACCGAAAGCACAACGTCGTTGCCCATTACGTGCACGTTGAAAAACATCCACGAGCCCAGGACGCCCAACACAATCATGTCGGTGATGATGGTGACGGCGAGCCCTTTAAGGGTGAACAAGTCTTGTTTGATCTCTGTGACTAAACTCATGATCCAAGCACCTCCTCGGTTTCAGCCTTACAACTAACGAACAAACATTTAAGCGGCGGTGTTTTGTGTGTCTTTTGCGAGCTATACGACTCGTCAACTTTCATCACCCACGCCTTCCCGCCAATCTCTAAACCGCTGCAACCGGTTGCGCATACAAGCGCCGCACAGCACAGCAAAACCTTGATTACGTTTCCCATTGTGTTTCCTCCTATTGGTACACGTTTTAACCTTTGTACATTATCGTTGTACAAGTAAACTTACTTGAGTGTGATGAGGATAGCAAGAGAAGTTGTGCAAGTATTGTTGCAGTGTGCAAGAAAAGATGTACAATGTAAGTTATGCGAATGAAACTGTTGGATCTTGTTAAGAAAGAGCGCGGGCTTACCAATTACGGCGTGGCAAAGGCGCTTCGGGCGCTTGGTGTTGAGATAACGACTCAAGGTATTGACCACTACGAAAAGGGCAAGGCAAAGGCTATGCGGCTCGATGTGCTGTGTGGCCTTAAAACGCTCCTGGGCGCCAAGTGGGAAACCGTCGGCAAAGTGCTCGAGGAGGAGTTTCGGAAGAAGTAACGTTGTCGCTACGGGTCAAAATTACTATATGCGTAAGTGTGCGAGTTTATTGATTGTTGCCCAGTGGGTTTTCCCCCACCCCCTTGCGCATGGTTATGAAATTCGACGTAGTAGAGCCCATGATTGAAAACGATAGCGTCAAAAATAAGCCGCCGTTGCTCGGTGTTTGGTATTACAACGCAAAGCAAATTTGCGCGATGTTCGGGTTTTCCAGAACGCATCTCTGGCGGCTTCATCGAAGCGGCGACTTTCCTAATCCTCGACAGCTTGGCCCTAACCGCGTTGGGTGGCTCGCATCGGAGGTTATAGCGTGGGCAGAGAGTCGGCCACCGGTTGAGTATTAGCCTCAGCGCCATGTAAACAAGCTACACGTTTTTCACTTACATCCTGCGCACGGCTGAAACGTGCTTCGTTCCAAAATATCGAAAGATGCCGGGTTTTTCGGTGGGGGGATCTCATCACGTTATTTTTTATGATGTGATCCCCCCATAAAATGCGCGGCACCTCCGAAGAGCAAAAACAGGGAGAAAACAGACACAAAATCCGACGCGGTTTTATCCCTGTTTTGTAAAAGTGGAGGGGTTTGGAATTTTGCCGAACCCCTTGACGCACCGAGAAGGCCACAGAGCGCCAAGCAATTAAGAGCGGGTGAAACGTGCTGCAACAGTGAAGGGCTTTATTCATTATTCACGCCTATAGGTGATGCATGAATGAATAATGCATAAGGGCAGAACGCGGGGGGGAGTAATATACTTGTTTACATCGAAGCGGAGGGTTTCCTTGTAAAGTTGTGCAAGTGGCCTTACCTTGAAAGTATGGCGCGCACAAAACCCTCCCCTTCCCCAGATGCACCTAAGAACAAAGGCGGCCGGCCTCGCGAGTATGACCGAGATAAGGTTTTGCCGTATGTGTTTGAGCAGCTTTCACAGGGCAAGTCACTACGACGCATATGCGCCGATCCAGAACGCCCCGATATTCCCGAGGAGAATACCGTGCGCGATTGGTGCGAAGCGCCCGAGCTTTCCGCGCAATACGCGCGCGCGCGCGAAAGGGGTGTGCTATCTCGAGCCGAGCAGATTAGTGATTTGGCAGCATCGGCAACCCCTGAAAACGTGCAGGTGGTAAAGTTGCAGGTTGAAACTTTGAAATGGGAAGCCTGTAAGCTCCTGCCAAAAATATACGGGGAACGGCAGCAAATAGAGCACACAGGAAAGATTGAATCCATCACCGTTAACGTCACCAGGAAAGAACCGCCAAAGTGAATGTTGAACTAGAGCTCAGTTTGTGGCCGCGGCAGGAACAAGCGTTCCTGACTGAAGCCACCGAGCTCTTGTTTGGTGGCGCAACAGAAGGTGGAAAGAGTCATTTCGTTAGGGTAGCGCTTATTGCATGGTGCATGGCGATCCGTGGCTTGCAGTGCGTACTTATTCGTAAAAAGTACCAGGACATTCTCGACAACCATGTAGAGGGGCCGACAGGTTTCCGCGCGCTTCTGGCGCCTTTGGTGGACGGCAAAGCGGTTAAGATAACCGACGGAGACATAACGTTTTGCAATGGCTCGCGCATAGCTTTTCAGCACTGCCAGGATGAGCGGCAGTTTTCAAGTGCGCAAGGTATCGAAAAACATGTGCTAGTCATCGACGAGGCGACGCAGATAAGCGAGCGCCTTATCCGGTTCTTTCGCGCATGGGTGCGAATGCCAAACGATATGAAGGATGCGCTCCCTCCGGAGTGGCGCGGCAAGTTCCCGCGCATCATTTACACGGCTAACCCTATCGGGCAATCAGTGCCGTACTTTAAGCGCAACTTTGTCGAGCTATGCCAAGACGAGACGATCGTGCCGGTAGACGGCTTCAAACGACAATACCTTCTTTCCAGGTATACGGATAACTACAGCGTTGACGAGGAAGCCCACATCGGTCGCCTTGATGGTATCGGAGACGCACAGCTTGCTCGAGCTTTAGACCTCGGCGATTGGAACGCAATCACGGGGGAATTCTTCCCGGAGTGGGATGAGGACCGGCACGTCATCAAATACGATTTTCGGGTGCCCTCGCATTGGACTAGGTTCCGCACCTTCGATTGGGGAACCGCCGATCCATTTGCGGTGTATTGGATGGCCGTAGCCGATGGTGAGCCTTTCCCAGACGCAGAGGGAAAGCGTAGGTGGCTACCTCGAGGATCGCTTGTTGTGTATCGAGAGTGGTACGGGTGCGACTCAAACGATCCGGCAAAGGGTGCCCGGCTTAGAAACGAAGAGATCGCGCTTGGTATTGTGGCTAGGAGTGAAGTAGGACACGAAAACGTCCCAACACTTACCGACTCGCTACCATTTCAGGACAGGGGCGGCGAAACTATCGCCGAGGTATTTAGGAAAAATGGCGTCATCCTCACTCACGCCGACACCTCACGCATTCCCGGTTGGTCACAGATGCGCAGCCGGTTGATCGGCATTCAAATCGACTCCAACGACCCCTTGCGATATCCCCTATTGTATGTAACCGCCGATTGCAAGTATGCTAGAGACTACATTCCAGCCCTCCCCAGGCATCCATCCGAACACAAAAAGGAAGATGCCGCCGAACACGGGGAAGCAACCCACGCCTGTGACGCTATCAGGCTCGGTTGTATGGCCCACACAATAATCAAAGACAAGAAGTTACCGACGGAAGCACGCATAAACCGCGCGCTTGCCTCAAAACCAACGATGAAAAAGATCGCGGCGCGCATGGGATATGGCAATATCGGTTGAAGAAGTAAAGGCGTTCATCGAGGACGCAAAGAAGGCGCGCGAGTCGTGGATCACGTGGGCCGAACGCTCATGGGCCGAAATAAAAAAGCGCCAACGAAACAACCGCCTTTTGTCTGTTACCCCAAACAGTGCCAAGCGCCGCGCAAAGTATCCAGCGTGGTATGGCATTTTCAAAATAAGGCAACCCCTCCTTCTGTCGCGCGTTGGTATCCCTATCTGCAAGGATTCAACCCAGGACGGCACCGACAATATCGGCGCCTCGGCAGCATTCTTCAAAGAACGCCTAGCCGTAAACCTCGCCAAATCGTTCCCGTTTTTCGATGCGTTGTGCACGGCTCGCGACGATTTTCTAGTGACCAATTTTGGCATACTTCGTGCGTACTATGAGCGTGACGAGGTAAAGCAGAAGGTAAAGGAACGCATCTTTCCACAGCAGGATGAGGCAACGGGGGATGTGGTTTTCATCGACGGTGCCGGGAACGTCGTGCAGAGTGACGACATCGGGCAGGACGACGAGGGATATTTCCTCGAAACCGATGAGGTGATCGACGTAGAGAACGAGCGCGTGTGCCTCGACCAAGCGCTGTACAAAGAGGTCTACATCGATCCAGACATCAAGCGTTTCAACCGCTGCGAGCGCATGGCGTTCGAGCTTCATTACTCAGTGCCGCAGTTCAAAGCCGTTTTCGGTGCTCGAGCGTATGCAGCGATCCCCAAATCTGACGACCCCAAAGAGGGCATCGACGAGGCAAGCCCAAAGCGCCAAACGATCAAGGTGTTTGAGTATTGGGATAAGTACGAGAAAAAGGTTTTATGGGTGCCCGAGCTTGGCAGTGAGTTCATCACCCCGAAAGCGATGCAGGTGCCGGAAGAGTACAGCGAAGGCGAGCAGCCCAACGGCTTGTATGACCTCGAGCACTTTTTTCCCGTGCCTGACCCTATCCTGTCGAACCAATCAACGGATGAGTTCTGGCCGGTTCCAGAGTTTTATCAGCTTGTAGAGCTCATCGAGGACATCCACACGATATTCAGCCGCATGATGGCGCTCACAAAAGCGATCCGCGCGCGGGTGTTGTTTGACAACAACGTCGAAGGGCTTCAAGAAGCGCTTGCGGAGGCCACCGAAGGCGACGCGTTCGGGGTGCCAAACCTCGCGCAATCGCTTGTGAGTAACGGCGGCAGCCTCGATTCCGTTGTGCAGTACATACCCGTCGAGAAGATGGTTGCAGCTTTGGCGCAAGTATACCAGGCGCTCGAGCAGCGGTTAAACACCCTTTACCGGCTTACAGGCGTTTCAGACCTCCTCCAAGGGCTCATTTCCGACGGCACGCAACGCACGTTCGGCGAGCGGCAGATGCTCGAAAAATACGCGCTAAACCAGCACGCCGAGCCACAGCGAAAAATGCAGGAGTTTGTGCGTAACTGCTACGAGCTCCTTTGTGAAATGGCGCTCAAAAACTTTAAGGACGAATCCCTCGAGCGCTACATGCTACCGGCAACAGCGCCCCAGGTTCACCAACAGAATTTCAAAGCCGCTCTCGAGCTCCTAAAAGACGACCGCAAACGTTTCCGCATCGAGCTAGAAACCGATTCTACCATCGCGCTCAATGAACAGTACGACAAACAAATGCGGGTTGAGCTTGTGAACACGCTCACCGGCGCAATCGAGAAGGTTGCCGGGATCGCGACCTCTTCCCCTGCCCTGGTTGCTATTGAGCTCCATGCGCTTAAATTCATGGTGCAGGGCTTTAGGCAGGGCAAGATGTTTCAGCAAGAAATCAGCCAGGCTATTGACCAGGTGATCCAGCAGATGCAGGCCGCAGCCGATCAAGAGCCGGCGCCAAATCCCGATCTGATGCGGTTTGAGTTCGAAAAGCAGGTGAAGGAAAGTGAGTTGAAGCTCAAAGAGTATCAAATACTCTCTAACGAGCGCATCGAAACCGCTCGAGTGCAGCTCGAGCAGCAGGTAAACAACATCAAATCACAGCTCGATCAGATGCGGCTAGAGGCGCAGACAAGCGACAATCTCGCCAAACGACAGCTTGAGTTTGAACAGGTTCGCAACGAAATCACCGTCGCACAAACCGAGCTTGCGCAACGTTCGCAGGAGCTAGAGATCGAGGTTGCCAAGCTTAACGATGACCGCAATAGAGCGGCGTACGAAGCGGCCGCGACCGAGCGGCTTGCAATGATCGATGCCGAGCTCAAATCCGCAGCGCAGCGCCTCGAGGAGTACCGCGTGCAGATGGAGGAGGCGCGCACGCAGATGGAAATCCAAGAGCGGTGGGCGACAGAGGCGCGATTACAACAGGAATATGAGCTTGATAAATTGTTAAAAGCGGTCGAGGTAGCAAATAAACAGGCCGAGGGGCAGCAGGCGGCCTTTGTTGCAATGGCTCAGGCCAAGGCAGCGGCGGCGCCTCCACCACCCAAAAGCAAGAAAAAAATTAAGGTAAGCCGCGATGAGCTTGGAAACGTTGCAGGCTACGAGATCGAAGGGGGCGACGGGTACAGGGTGATTCGAGACGCAAACGGCGATGTTGTAGGGTACGAGCCAATCGGGGGGATATAAAGAATGGCAAACGCTCTATATCCAAAATACAAGCAAAAGATCCTTAACCCTGGCACGCTCGGACCTACAAGCGCGGATGCGGTTGATCTGATCGATGATACGATCAACGTCGCGCTAATTGACACCGGAATTTATTCGTACAACTCAGCCGATGAGTTCTACACCGCCGTAAGTTCGGCAGTGGTTGGAACACCTCAAACGTTATCAAGCAAAAGCGTAACGAGCGGCGTTTTCGATGCGGCTGACGTGACGTATTCGGCAGTCACCGGCAACAGCATCGAGGCGCTTGTACTGTATAAAGACACCGGATCAGCAGGCACCAGCAGTTTGATTGCCTACATTGACACCGTTTCAGCCGGACTACCCGTTACGCCTAACGGCGGTAATGTGGTCATTCAATGGGCAGCAAATGGGATATTTACCTTATAAGGGCAAAATATGGCGGATAACGTAGGCTATACCCCCGGGACTGGGGAAATAATAGCAACAGACGATGTCGCAGGAGTACAGCATCAAAAGATAAAAATTACCCTTGGTGATGACGGCATTGATGATGGCATGGTGTCGGCGAATAATCCGTTGCCGTCAATAATTACCAACTCCGAGGCCGGGCCAATACCAGTTAGAGTTTTTGTTGATTCAAATTTACCAGCAACATCGACTGATCCTATACCAACACTGCCACAGGGCGAAATTGTCGAAGCGCTGGAAGCGGTGCGCATGGGGGTTCAGTCGCTTAATAGAACCGTCGGCCAAGCGTTACCCGATAGTGCTAACAGGTTGAGGGTCAACATTGAGGCCGGGACGTTACCCACCGTGACTACTGTAAGCACGGTCACGACTGTAACGACTTGCTCAGCATTAACGAATCAAACGCAACTCGGAGGCAATCCAGCGTTCGAGCAAATACCAGCTTTGTTACGATTGGCGGCAGACGCTTTGAGACGAAACATAAGTGTGACGTAGGGGAATTATGGCAACGACTAACGGCAATAGAAAAATTCTTGACTTAAAACGATGGGAGTTTTGCACTCCTGCCCCAGTAGCAACGGCCGCAGGCGTCTTTGTTTCTTCGTCTAGGCATTTTCGGCAGCGGCAGTTATATGTTCAGTCGGCGACTGTTGCATATCTTTATTTGCCCGAAGAAGACGGGTTTGTGCAAGTTGCTTCTCCGGCTTTGGCAGGTACTTTTGGCGTCGGCGCAACAGGCGTGGCCGGGGCATGGAGCACGGGCACAAGCGTTGCAACCGCCTCACTTACAGCAACAGCAGGAACAACTAGCTCAATTACCACTAATCAAACCCTAGCAGTCGATTTGCGTGGGTACTCAGTTCAGATCCTTGCTGGCCCCAACGCGGGCGAAACGAAGGTGATAGCGTCAAACACTATAGGCGCAAACGCTGTAATTACGTTCACGGCAGCCTCAGCGTCGGCATTTTCCGCGTCGACGGTGTATAGATTGTGCACTCCCGTTTGGTACGTGCTCGGCGCAGGTACGTTAGCAGCGAACATCTTTAAGAAATACGATTACGCGACAAACACGTGGACAGCGCTGACACAGACGGGCTTACCCGCTACGATCGGCACAGACAGCAAGTTAATTTCGACGCCGTCATGGCTTGGCAGTAACTACGTATCGTTTGCAACCGGCACGGCAACGGGTGGGACCGCTAACACGATTAGCAACACGGCAAAAAGTTGGTCAACAAATCAATGGGCAAATTACCAAATACGAATCACAGGAGGCACGGGAGCCGGGCAAATCCGCACCATTGCCAGTAATACAGGCACGGCAATCACAGTCTCGACCAACTGGGGAACGAATCCAGATACAAGTTCAACTTATTCGATCGAAGGGAACGATGATTACCTATATTATATCGGTAGTAACGCCGTAACCTTGTATCGTTATTCGATAACGTCAAACACGTGGTCAACGCTGACGCCAACCGCAGCGCGAGCGGCTGCTCCGGGTGCTGGAATGTCCGGTCAATGGATATGGGAGGTTTCGGCGTCCGAATGGACCAACGAGAACGCCATACTCAACGGAAAATTTATATATTCGTTCCGCGGTGCCGCTGGCGCTGGATTAGACAGGTACGACATTGCAGCAAACACATGGGAAAATCTTTCAACCTATACGCCGGGCACGGAAACGTTTACTACCGGAACAAAGCACGTTTATTCAGGTGATTATATATACTCCCAAAAAGATGCCACAGGCCGTTGGTTCAGATTTAGTATTCCGAAACGAGAGCAGGATGGGTTTGGGACTATGACCTACACGCAAGGAGCGGCAGTAGCCGGCGATACTTGCTTTGACGCCTTGTACACAGACGGAGCTACGCAGATTACCTACATCTACATGATCCTTAACACTTCAACAGTAATGTTACGAATGATGGTGATCTGATGACTCTGTTTGATCTGATACGCATCCTTGAAAACAAAATAGTCAACTTAAGCCAACTTAAAACCGCCGCAGGGGCCATTGGCGATGTTGAGCAGGTAGTTAAGTTAGAAGAGGACGAGGCAGCAACCTCTACTTTAATCGGGCAACTAAAACAGGTAGCAGCGATCGGAGTCGAATAGTTTTGCGCTGAAATAGGCGGCTAAATGCTCACCACTCTATTAACAGCACAAGCAAGCTCGACTACGGTAGTTTGCTCGCGCATACCGAGCTCCGTAACGTTTTACGGCGCCACGGTGTCGCAGTCTGGGGTCGGTCAAACTATCCTGTGCACTCGCATAGAGAGCTCGACGCAGTTCCCGCTGCCGTCTGTCATTGTGCGCAGGTTTGTAAGTTTCCCAGGACCAGTTGCAACCAATCCAACATTTACCGAGCAGCCAACGCGGAAAAAAAAGAAACGCAGCAAAAAAGAGCTCGAGGCATTGATGGTTCGACGAGCAAAGCAACGGACCGAGGAAGAAGCGTTTTTCATATTTTTAAGTGAAATACTATGAGCCAGAAGATACAAACGCGCGTTTTTAACTACGGCAACGAAAAGGAAAGTTCGTGGCCTCCCATGTTCGGCAAAGGTGGCTCAGGGCTCTATCACCGAGGCGAAGACGGTAAGTTTCACGAAGGGCTGCCACCGCCAAAGTTTCAAAAGTTTGGGGAAGCCCCGTTTGTAATACAAGACACTATCGACGCCTACCGCCACCCGATGACGGGCGAAGTGATAGAATCACGCTCGAAGTTGTTAGCAACCGACCGCGCATGTGGTACGTTTACCACCGATAAAAAGCAGGATTGCTCGACCATTAGAAAAAGCCGCGAAAAGCAGCTAAACACCGAGCGAAAGAAAGATATCCACGAAGCCATGCGGAAAGCAGTAGCCGCAATCGATTCTGGCAACGCCCCTTTGTCAGAAGAGACACGGCATCAGTGTGAGCTCCAAAACCAAATCGTTTCGGATGCGTTGGGGTTTGACGCCTTTAATGTATGCGGAGCGAAAAATGACAAACGAGGCAAAAAGTACCGAAAACGAGTTTGAGCCTGTTACCGAAGCAGACTTACGGGAAAATACTGACGAGAAACTCTCGTTACGCGATGCGCTAGAGGTCGCGCTCGAGGCCGGACACGATGACGCTAGAAACGATAAGGGAGTGGGAGCGCCGAGTGAGAGAGCGGCAACTGACTCTGAACCGGGAACTGACACCGGAGGAGATGATCCAAACGTACAGGGAAGCAACGAGCCTCCCCTCCAACCACCCGCAGAGTTCACGGCCGATGAAAAAGCCGATTTCCTCTTACTGTCAAGAAAGCAACAGGAAGCGCAAATTCGGCTTCATAAATCGCGTTTGTCGCGCCTGGAAGAGATTAAGGCGGCGTCTAGGGATTATGAGCACGTACGACGCCTTGCGCAACAAATAGAGCCTTACATCAAAGCGCGCGGCATCAAAGAGCCGGCAGACGTAGCGATACAAAAAGCCGTTGCACTATGGGCTGAAACCAAAGCTGATCCGAAGCGTTCGGCCGCGGCCCTCTTAAAAGCAAATGGCCTTCCCGTACCGCGCGATCTCCTTGAGTCAGAAGCCCCAGATCCGACGACTGAAAAACTTACCCCTTTGCAAGAGCGCTTAAATGCTTTAGAGTCGAGGATAGTTCAAGAGGACACAGCGAAAGCGGCTTCGGCCCTTAACGCTATATGGTCTTCTTTCGAACAAGCAAAAAACGCGGCCGGTTCAGCACGTTTCCCCGACATCCAGCCTGACAAGGGCGAGTCGGGTCTCCAGTTAGCTACCGAGATCGGTTCCCTCGTTTCTGGAAAAACCCCACTGAGTTTGCAGTTCATAAATTCAGTGCGCGCACGAAATCCGCAAGCCACGGCTGAAACACTAATCACCGAGGCATATAGGTTTCTAGGCGGCAAGGTCGATGATTCAGAAGCCCCGAGGACTCAGAGCCCGCAACAGCACCTCTACAAATCAAATCGCGCAGCGGCGAGCGTTCCAGGGCGCGGTGTCTCGAGTTCATCGGGCGCCGTGAAGAAGTTCAAATCCTACCGGGAAGCACTCGAAGCTGCAAAAGCCGAACTAGAGGGGTGATCCGTTTGTGAGTCACCCCGATCTGGAGTGACTTGCAAAATGGCAGGATTATCAGAAATCCAGGCTACCACCTGGGAATACAGAGAGAAGAAGCCCGCGGATGCGGTGGCTGACAACATTCCTATGCTTTTCGCACTGCGAAAGAAGGGACGTGTTACGACCATCAACGGCGGTCGCGTTATCTGGGAAGATATCAAATACGCGCAGAACGCCTATGTTCAGCGTATCGATCCAACTGAGGAAATCACCCTCGGTTACAACCAAACGATCACCGGGTTCGAATACAGCCCCAAGATCATCGTTGTGCCGGTCGTGGTGAACGCACTTGAGAAGGCGCAGAATCAGGGCGACGCCCAATTCCTTGACCTCCTCGAGCAGCGCAACCAGGTTGCCGAGGATTCCTTGATGAACAACATGGAAACCGACCTCCAGGGCGATGGCACTGGGTTTGGTGGTAAGGCGTTCGCAGGTATCCAGAGCTACATTGTGACCAACGTTACAAGCGGCTCGTACGGAGGACTTGCGCGATTGTCGTACTCCTCCATTCGTAACGCAGCAGTTAACGCTCCGAGCACCTTCACAGGCGCTACGGACTCGAGCAACATCGAGAGCCGGTTGCGTCACACCAAAAACCTTGTAGTGCGTAACGGTGGCCCAGAGCTGTGCCTAGCCGGTCAGACCTACTACAACGCAGCTTGTGACGCGATGAGCGCCAAGCAGCGCTTCACCCAGAACCAGGAGATGTTCGAGGCCGGGTTCGACAACGTGGTGATCGAAGGTATGACGATGGTTCTCGCTGGCGGTAAGAGCTTCAGCGGTGGCGCACGTATCGCCGCGGATCGTTGCTACGGTGTTCGTTTGGAAAACTACGCTCTTAAGATGTACAAGGGCTTTAATTTCCAGCCGGTTCCAGAGCGCGTATCCGTCAATCAACTCGTAGACATTTCGATAACGGTCGGTATCGGGCAGTTCACCTGCAACGGCGCCGGTTTGTCGTTTGTTATGCATGATTCCTAATAGGAGAAACTAAACATGGCAGTTGTAGCATATGTAAATTTGACCGCCGCTGAAGACGTGGCAACCGCGGCCTTGGGTGACGAATACGATGCTCCACACGGAGCTCGATATAAGTACGTCCAGGCAAGTGCAGCCGTTGACGCCTTTTCACTGTGCCGGATAACCGCCACCAACACGATAGCCGAATCCACCGCAACGGATCTCACTACGACGCGCCCCGCGCTCGTATGTATTCCGCAGTTTGCAGTGGCTAACGGACAGTATGCTTGGGCGCCTGTTGGCCCGTTCACGCTCCGTGAGGACAACGTGACGACCTTTAAGGTGCTATCGAAGATCGCAAACGCGAGTGTTGTGCTTTATGGCACAGCTACAGCGGGCAGCGTCGACGATGCGGTAAGTAACCCCGCTATTGCAGGACTTACGCTAACGGCAGCTTGTGCGGTGGATGACACTGCAACGGCGTGCGTTGCGGCAACCCGCATGACGGTTAACAGCTAACAGAGGTAAAGCAACATGGATCTATCCCCGATCAACAACGCAATCCCAACGTTTGGATCTCCAACTCTTGAAGGGTTGGAGGTCGGCCCCGGTGTGCAAGACGGACAGCGCATTGGAGGCAGTTCAAAACGTCAATTTGTCCGGTTTTACAATAAGCGCATGGCCGAGCCGTATGCGGTAGAAGTGCGCATTAATGAAAAAACCGGAGCAACGCAGGTGTTAAAAACGGCGGTGCGCGAGGTTGAACGGGAGATGGTCCATGTTGTGACCCCTGGGGACAAAAACGAAGTCGATGATTTCGCCCAGGATTTTCACCGGCGCGAGTTCTGGAACCAATACCGGGCGTTTCGCGATGGGAAGGGGATACCCCTCGG